AGTTACTCCACTTGGTCCAGTTCCATCAAGCTTGTCACCATTCCATGAAGCCTGAGGAATCCAAGTATCTGTTGATGTAGCTCCAGCAAGAGTTTCTGCAAATGTTCCAGCAACGACAAGAGCTGTTCCTCTAGTTAGTGAAAAAGTTCCTGTTTTATTCCCTACCGAGTTAGCTAAAAACATAACTGTAGAACCGATCTGTTCGGTAGTATAACCAGGATATGTTTGTTTAGAAATATCATAAGCGGTTCTCTCGGTAGTTGTGCTTGTTGGAATCGTTACAGTATAATCAAGGCCATTTAAGCGCATGATTATAGTGCCGCCTGTTGTAGCAGCCGCACTAATAGTTAGTGTCTGAATCTCTCTAACATTTCCAGTCGAATGTAAAATCCCAAATGATGTACCATTATAACCAAAGTAAAAACCAGATTCAGACGAACCAACACCAGCGACAACAGTTGAACTTGCAGCAGGCGCAGACCATAGAGCCGTATATCTTGCGACTATACCCTGTCCAGGTCTATACCTAGCTCTGCCTGTAGACTGCATACTTGCAAATGAATAAGCGGTTGTGCCTGTTTCGCACTTAAATAAATTATTAGTTGCTGAATTTACACCTGATGAAACCCCAGGCGTAGGAGCTGTAGCCTCATAACTTAATCCAGTTGTTTCTTTTATCTCATGAACACTAATCCCATGAACAGCGTCGACCTGCACAAGTGGTAATAAGTTCTCAGTATGTATTGAGCCGAATGGATTAAGAGGCCCATGAATCTCAACCTCTGCATGACCTTCACCAGTATAAGAAGCAGCTACGGCCTGACCAGCGTCGTTAATTCCTGATTGAATTTCTACACCGCTACCAGACCAGCTCATTTATTACTTTCCGTAAACAACTAAATAAAAATTATCGCCATTTGTCGCAGCACTTACAACAACAGTCGATCCAGATATTTTAATCAATGGAGCACCTGAATTCATAGAAATAGGGCTTAATGAGTAGCCATCAACCACGCCCAATCCTGGGGTGATAATTCCTGAAGCTGCGTCAGCTGTAACGTTGCAAATTACAACTCTCTTGTTTCCAAAAACTGAAGTATCTTTTGTTACTGTATATGCCATTTTTTAATTCTCCTTAAAAAAGTAGTTTTTTTTCTGTAGTTTGCGGGTTTTTTGCTTGCTCTTCAATTTCTGAGAACATAGTCATTTGTCTTAAAAAGTCTTTAAGTGTACATTGATAAATGCTTCTTAAATTTCCCTCTTTATAAGCTCCAAAAGTTCCACCTTCTGAGCAATTATAATAAATACCAGGGACGTTCAAAGACACATATTCGAACCAGCCTTTGAAGTTATAATAAGAGCGCCATGTTTTTACTGGTATTCCGTATACATCGTTAACCTTCATTACATTACCCATGTTTGCGTCGTACTTAGAATCCCATCCATGAAATTTACTATCGTAAGAAAAACAAAAATCAGCTCCTATGAATCCTACGATAGAAGCACCAAAAAAAGCTTTTGCAATATATAAACAAGCTCCAAGCACATTGCCGCCACTTGAAACGTAAGTATTAAATAATTCTATTCCGTCCACATATTTAGTGAACTCAGTATCTGGCACAGGCGCATTGAAAAAATATACTTTACCTTGCCATTTTTCTAATAATCTCGGACTTGTGCCGATATAACATAATAAAGTTCTATCCTTAGTGATAGCCCAGTATTCTTCTGGTGTTTTAGTTCCACCTTCGTAAACTTCCTCAACAACAACTTCGCCCGCATCTAAAGAAACATAAAAGTCAGCTGGCACACCTTCGTCTTCCATAAAGTGAAAATTATGCAGACAAGAAATAACAGTCATATCTTTTTTAAGTTTCAAATCTTTTGCATTACCTTTTAGGCTGGGCCCTGATCCAGCTATCACAACAGACTTCATTGCGTCTCTTCCGAAAAGAGAACCAATAGACATTTTTGCAAATGATCCATATTTTTCGTGATTAGCTTTCACGTTTTTTTCCCAAATAGGTCTCCATGCTGCCACTGTTGGCCCATCATTCTCACAAGCTTGATTGTGCAATTGCTGTGGAGTTTGAGGAGCAAAATCAATGTAGTTTTGATATTCGAGTTGCACTGTTGCTGTTTTCATCATTAATTTTCTTTCTATCAGTTGAGGCCCCCGATTTAGTCAGGGGCCAGTTGTTAATTATAATACACCACCGAAAATGCGTCCGTAACTTGTAGCTCCTGTTATGAAAGAGTTTAGAGTTACTGCATATCTTGGAGCTGTTGAGAAGGTTGCAGGAGCTGCAACGAATCCACCATCAGTTCCCAGAGTTAAGAAAACACCAGTCGCTTGAGAAACTTCGCCCGAATCTGTTGAAATTAAAGAGCGACCTTTAACCATCAACCAACCGTAAGAAGCTGTCCCGATAGAGTTTTGAGCTACACCTGCAAAGAACCCACCCTGAGAAGCGTTAGTCACTCCCACTGTGTATCCAGAGGTCGCAGTATTAGTAAGCTTTAGAACAGCATACTTTCCAGTTCCGATAACTGAGTTATCGTCATTGTAAACATATACGTATTCGTTACCGCTTGAAAAATGTCTTGCGCCTGGTGAGTACAAAGGCAATGTAGAAAACGATGTTAAATCGTCTGCTTTTACTACATCTATTAAACCATTAAATGCCATAATATATTCCTTCCTTATTAAGCTGTTAAAGCTGAAAGCTTACCGTGTAAGCGATTGTTAGAAGATCCGATTGCGCCCATCCAATAAACTTTTGCAACCTTAACGTTTTGATTAATTGGCTTAGTAAACGGCTCAAATCTCATGTCTTCGTCTTTATGAACATATAAATGTAAGTAGTTCTCGTTGATTAAGAAAATGTGATTTGCAGGGCAATGAGAGTCTGCGATAAATGGAGCTCCATTGAACATTAGGCTAGAAAATCCACCTTTTGCAGTCTCAGAATCCATAAATCTTTGTTGAGGCTGAAGAGTCGCGTAGTATCGATTGTAATTTGCACGAGTTGCTAAAATTACAGAAGGACCTTCGTTATCAACAGAGCAAGCATTAAATTGAGTTTGTAAAGCCGCAATGCTGAATGTTGTTGTTGAAGAGTCAACTTGAGCAGCCCACCAGCTATTAGTAGATTGAGAAATTCCACCAACAGTGTTAGTAGTTCCAACAATTGATCTTAAACCAGCAGGAGCGTTTAAAGTTGTTCCGTCATTATATAGAGCAGTACCTAAAGAATCGATCATAGTTTTTTCAGCAATTTGAATCTTGCTTTTTACTAAAGCGATCTTCTGAGCATCACCGCTATTTTTTAACTCGTCCAAACGAGTGATAGAAATATTAGCGTATATTTGCTTCCATGCGTATTCAGCCGCTGTGATGTTTTCATTATCAGCAGTTGATAAAGTATCAGCACCAGTGTACCAGCCAGAAGCTGTAGTGGTTGCGTAGTTAAGCGGCTGCATGATAGATGTTCCGCCATCAAGTTTTTCAAGACCTTTTTTCTTAAGTCGTTGAAGACCTGGGTTTGAATCAAAAATATTATCTGCTAGCTTTTTAATAAATTTCTTCTCTGTAATACCAGAGATTTGGTCCCATGTTAATGCCATTTTTGGCCCCTTTTAGTTAAGTGTTTATGATATGCCGTATTCTCTGAGAATTTCGGCTTGAATGTCGTTGTAGCTTTTACCTTTGACAGAATCAGTAACCCTAGGAGTAGGAGTTGAGCTTATGCCCAAGATTCCCAGCTTTGATTTTGTATTCTTGTCAGATATAACCTTCAACTTCGCGTCTTCTTGTGCCATCTTCATTAATTCATCATGATGAAAAGCCTTGAATGCAGTGGCGAACTCTTTTATTCCCTCTTTTTGAGCGAATTCGAGGACCTTGTATTCTAGACTTTTACCTTGAGAATCAGGAGTGACGAAATCAATTTTAGGATACTGTTTTTGTAAATTATTAAATGCTTCGTTGTATTTTTCATCTTCAAGCTTCATCAATTGAGCTTGTTCGCGTTCTTTATAAGAGTCCGTAATTTGTTTTAAATTGTCAATTTCTTGTTTTAAAGAATCAACCCTTGGGTCAACAGCTTGATTTTGTAATTTAACTTGCTCATAAGAACTTTGAACGGTTTCCCACCATTTCGGGTTTTGTTTAACATAATTGTCAACGCTCTCATATTTTTCTTTCCATTCTTTAATTTGAGCTTCTTGAGCTTTCCATTGGGCTTCTTTTTGAGACCACGATTGAAGCTGTTTATTTAATTCACCAATCTTATTAGGTGAATCATATCCTTGCTGTGCCCATCTTAAAACTTGGTCACGAGTGGCTTTTATTTCTTTGCCGCCAACCTTAAGCATATAATCTTCAGCTGCTGTGTTAACTTGTTTTGTTTCAGCACCTGGCTCAATAGATGATTCATCTTTTGGTTCTTCGATAGAACCTAAAAGTTGATCAACTTCCTCTTCATTCTGTGGAACATTATCAATTTCAGACATTCAAACCCCTTTGTTATTGTCTAGTCTGTGGTCCCATCGGAACACCGCCGACACCTTGATCAACTGGAATTTGCTTCATTCCTTCAGGTTCTACTTGCTCCTCTGCACCACCTAATTTATTTTCAACTAGATTAATATATAGATCTAAAATCTGTTTCATTTGCGCCTGATCTTCAGGAGTAGTTTCTGGTGATCCAGCTAACATTTCAGAAAGTTTTTCAAGACCTTTTCCTACTTGCTTAACGAGTTGTGTTGCTGGGCCTTCTGTTTGTTCCATTTGTTCTTCCATTTAATTACTCCTAAGTTTTAGTTCTAAAATTTGTTCTTCGTGTTTATCTACTTGCGATTTTAAAGCGGAAAAAAACCAAATAGATTTCCCTCCGAAATAAAGAATTGACCAAATCGTCCCAAGATTTGCGATTATAAGAAACCCAACTAAGTAATAGATTGAGTCCCCCACTACATTGGTCCTTGTTGTGCTTGAGCTCGCATTTCTGCCATAGCTTGAGCGTCTGCCTTTTGTTTCATTCTTAACATTACAGATTCCATGTTTGGATATCTCATATTTTTTAAAACCTCTTCTGCATCAATAATTCCTTCCTGGAATAATTTGAATGATTGATCTTCTAATCTATTTTTTTCAAAAGGAAGAGCCGAACCCATAGAGATTTTCACATCGAACATTCTTCGAATATCAAATTGCTTTTCTTCGCCTTCATACTGTTTTCCGTCCACACCGACGTGTATTGTCTAATTTTAGCAATTTTAGATTCTTGGCTTGTTACAGGATCTTTTATTTTTTCAACATGAAATTTGAAATACTTAGTTGTATTGTCGTTCCCAGTAATTCTATAAATTCTAGGAACATCATAATGAGTGAAGACTTTAGATAAATAAAGTTGTCCAAAGTCTTGCATGAACGCATCTATGTATCTTGATTTTTGTCTTAACCTTGTTTGCTGTGCATTTTGTAGAGCCTCAATTGCAGAAGCTGCGGTTACGCCTTCTGGTCTTACACCTCGAGAAACGTCTGTTGAGCCAGAAATATCATCGAACCAAGATTTCATTCGGTCTATCATTTGTAAAACATAAGGTTGTAACTGTACGCCTTCCTCACGCCTTACTTCTGATCCTGGCTCTTTTTCGACCACAAGCCCAGGTCTATTAATTAAATTATCTGTGTCAACCCCCGATGTAGAATCAACAACCCAAATCGGATTCCCCATTAAAGTTAAAACATCTAGAGTAAAAGATAATAGTTTATTAAATATTTTTTGAGGTGATTCTAGTTGCTCAACTTCACTAATACCCCAAAATTCACGAGGTAAAATATAATTTGTTAACCTGATAAAAGGGAACTTACCGTTGTCTTCAGTTAGCGGCTCGTCTTTTACGAGCACACCATTTATAATGACAAGCAATCTACCTAATGG